CAAAGTCGTTCAAGCGCTGGGTTACGCATGAGGTGCTGCCGACCATCCGCCAGCACGGCGCGTACATGACAGGGGCGACGCTGGAGCGGGCTCTCAACGAGCCGGACTTTCTGATCAGCCTGGCGACGAAGCTCAAGGCAGAGCGCGAGGCGCGGAAAGCTCTCGAGGTCGATAACAAAATCAAAGACCAGCAGATTGCAGAGCTTAAGCCGAAGGCGAGCTACTACGACCTGATACTCCAGTGCTCCGGGCTTTTATCCGTCACGGAGATTGCGAAAGACTACGGTCTTAGCGCGAAGGCGCTCAACAAAATGCTGCATGATCTTGGGATCCAGTTCAGTCAGTCCGGAGTGTGGTTTCTCTACTCGAAATACCAGAGCTGCGGCTACACACAGACCAAGACGCAGAACTACAGTAAGCCCGACGGCACACAGGGAGCGCGGGTCCACACGTACTGGACACAGAAAGGCCGGCTTTTCCTGTACGACGTGCTGAAACGGCGCGGAGTGCTGCCGATGATCGAGAGAACGGAGGCGGCGTAAGGATGGACAGAGAAGAAGAAAAAATGGCCGCAATGGAAGTGATTCACAAAGAGGTCGACCGACTGGGTGAATTCGCAAACCGAGTCCGGGAGTGCCACGGGGATGCGGTCGAGGCGCTTGCACGCTTTGACCACGCAAAAAGCGGCGCTGAGGAGCTCATAACGATGTTCATCGCTGCGGGCAGCATCAATGCCGTAAGAGAGGAATGCAAAAAGTTTACCGAGTATTTCGAAAGACGCGCAGAGGAAGAAGCGCCGAGAATAAAAAGCGAGTTTTACCGGCTGGCAGAGAACGACGTCAAAATGCTGGACGCGTTAGCGGCAAGAATTGAATCGCGCCGCGCCGAAGCGCATAAGGCGCTTGCCGGTATGACAGCGTGTGAAGACCCGATTAAGGAAGAAAAGTACGGGCTTATGGCTGCGGATGCGCTTGGCAGCGCAGCGAGTACGTGCAGGGATTTCTATGCAGCGGTCACGATGATGGCTGAGCTCGCTGCCACGCGAGATGCGCTTCCGAAGGGCGCAAAGCTGACCCGCACGATTTTGCAAAGATCAATCGCGCACGCTGTCAAAGACGCGCAGGACGCGGTGATTGCTCTATCCGCCTCCGCAACCAGCGGCCGCACCAAGAGCGTGATAGACGGTTTTCGCAAGGCGTTTTTAAACACGGAGGAGGGAGAGAAATGAACGCAAAAGAGACGATGCGCCTCATGATGGCTTTTAGATTACAGGAGATTTACAACACGTTGGAGAGCGTGGCCGAATCGGTCGGAGAGTTGGGCTGTGAGGGCGCTGAAAAGGACCTGCGCACGGCGCGGGAAGGGCTGGAAGACGCAGCAGCGGAGCTTCACATTCCGGAGCTGTTTTCGGAGGGCAAAGATGAGTAAAAGACCGATACCGGAGCAGATCGCGATTCTTGAGGATTGCGTAAGGGCCATTTGGAAAGAGCTTGATGACGACCTCGATTGTAGCGGTGCTACGGATTATCTTGACCGCGCGGCGGACGAATTAGACTCCGCGCGCCAAGCATATGAGGAGCAGTGCTCATGAGCAGCACGACTTTACTGCTTGAGTCCTTGGCACTGATCAAGGACGCATACGACTGGCTGGGCAAAGTGGATCATGACATGAGCGCGAGCGACGCACTTTATGTAGTGGGAGCGCGCCTCTTGCTAACGGCCGCGCACGAGCGGCTTGAGGGATTACTGCGCGATAGAGCAGGGAGATAAGCTTGCGAGCCATGAGCTCGCACATGGAGGAAAAAGAAATGACAGATACAGCAATGGGACAGGTGACGAAGGCGGGAGAAGGTTTTATCCGCGTGATGAAGGCAGACAGAGAGCAGCACTTGCAGCGAGAGGTGAGCTTCCTCGAGGCGGAGAGGGAAGAGAACGAGGCGACTATCGAAAACCTTCGGATGCGCCTCGAGGTGACCAGAAAGGCGCAGGCGAAGGCCGAGCTCCGGACACTCATCGTCCTCTGCGCGGCGCTCGCCGAGCTCAGCGCAATCGCGCTACTTATCGGCATGAGCCTGTGAGGTGACCGGCATGAAAGACATTACTTTCCGGCTGGGTACACCGTACGCGAACGAATTTGTGCGCTTTGCACGCGCATTCATCGACCAGAAGAACCCGAGCAGACCGGTGTGCACGATGGCGTACGGCAGAATCGACGACCGGATACTCTATGTACGCGGCACAGACGGAAACCGAGCCTTTGAGCTCACATTGCCGCTGCTCTCGGCTTCCGTAGAGCATGGGGAGTTTCTCTTAAGCCCGCCCGGGGGCCTCTTCGACAAGCGCTCCGCTTATGTGGAGGTGACTGCGGGAGCGGATGCCACGACCTACCGGAGCTTAAACGACAGCATCACGCTGTCGATCGAGAAGGGCGCTTATCCGAATCTTGACAGCGTTTGGGAGCTCAAACCCGCAGACAAAGCGAGCGAGAAACTTGAGCTCTGCTTTTCTCCGAGCCTTCTCGCGAGCTCCTTAAAAGCCTTTGACCAGAAACGGCCGGTGAAGATGACCTTTACGACCGATCGCGCGCCGGTCCTGATTACGCAGGGCAGCGCCAAGGCAATCGTGCTGCCGGTCAGAAATCCGGACAAGGCTGTGACATGAGACATGCATGGGATGAGCACCTCAAGGAGCTCGACAAGCTGCTTGAGGCCGTCGCAGAGCACCGCGAAATGATTGTATGCGTCGGGGAGCGATTCGCAAGCGGAGAGGATGAAGAAGAGCAGGTAGCCGCAAGGCTTGTCAGTCTCTCACTGAAATCGGTGAGAGACGCCTGCGAGGAGTATCTCCGGAATACACCGGGGTAAGGAGGGACAAATGGAAAAGACAGAGTTTTTGGATAAGGTGAGAAGCATCGTCGAAGAGCGCGAAAGACAGCACGGCTCTCCGAAGGAGATTTTTGAGACCATCGCGATTTTCTGGAGCGACTATCTGAATCGCACTCACGGTTTCATGATGGACCTCTCCGGCATGGATGTGGCGCTCATGATGAATCTTTTCAAGATTGCGAGGGTCATCGAAAACCCGAAAGGGTCGCTCGATAGCCTCATGGACATTGCGGGCTACGCAGCATGCGCAGCCGAGCTCGGCGGACTGGGCAAGGAGTAAGACATGGCATTCGGAGAGAAACTGAAAGTGCTGATGCGCGACCAAGGCCTTACGCAGTCCGAGCTGTCGGCGCTTACCGGAGTCGGAAAATCCTCTATCAGTCAGTACCTCTCCGGTAAAAATGAACCCGCGAAGGCGCGTAAGCGCGAGATTGCCCGCGCCCTCGGCGTACAGGACGACTACTTCGAGCAGTTCGCGCCGATCGCGGAGATAAGGCCGAACGATGCTGTGAATGTGCCGGTCGACCTCATCGCGCGGCTCATGGGTAAATCGAAGGCTTTTGTCACACAAGGGCTTCAAGACGGTGTTTTCCCGTGGGGCTACGCCGTGAAGCTAAAGCAGTGGAGCTATTTCGTCAGCGCGGTGAAATTCACAGAGCTGACCGGAATTGAAATACCGATGAATAAGGAGGACAGCAATGAAAATTACAGTCACATTTGATTCCCTCGACGAATTCGAGGCATTTAAGGGCACAACGGCGGCAGCTCCTCAGAGCGCGCAGAAGCCCGTAGAAGAGCAGGAAGCGCCGAAGGCAAAGAAGTCCGCACCGAAGGAAGAAATGCCTTGGAAAGAGGCGTCTACGGAGGCAGAGGCACCGAAGAAGGCAGCTGCATCAGCAGTCACCGAGGATTTCCGCGTTGAGGTCCGGAAAGCACTTGCGCAGCTCAATAAAGCAACCGGCGGAAATGTCGCGAAGGAACTCATCAAGGAATTCGGTTGCGCCAAGCTTACCGAGGTGAAGCTCGAGGACCTTCCCGCCCTTATGGAGAAAGTGAAGGCGCGGAATGCCGAGTAATCACGCAAGGCTCTCGCCGAGCAGCGCCAAGAGGTGGATTAACTGCCCTGCCTCAATTTCCCTTAGCGCAGGGCTTCCGGAACCGCCCGAGAGCCCCTACGCCGCAGAGGGCACTCTGGCGCATGCGGTCGCAGAGTCAAAGCTCCGGATGCTTTCCGGAGAGATTACACCGGCGCAGCACGAAAGACAGATGAAGGAGCTCCGGAAGAGCGAATACTGGTGCGGCGAGATGGATGAGGCGACCGACTTCTACACGGATACGGTCATGGAGCGGCTTGCAGCATCGGGCGACGATGCAGAGCTCATGGTAGAGCAGCAGCTTGACCTCGACGCATGGGCTCCGAAATCCTTCGGCACAAGCGACGCTGTCATCATCGGCGGCAGCACAATCGAGGTTATCGACCTCAAATACGGGAAGGGCGTGAAGGTCGACGCGCCGGGCAATCCGCAACTTAGGCTTTATGCGCTCGGCGCAGCAGCACTTTTCGGGGATATCTACGATTTCGACACTGCGCGCTATACCATCATCCAGCCGCGCCTCAGTCATATCAGCACCGAAGAGCTTCCGCTTGAGGACCTCTTACGCTGGGGAGAGACCGAGGTAGCACCGAGAGCCAAGGAGGCCTTTGAGGGCTCGGAGCACGTATCCTGCGGAGACTGGTGCCGCTGGTGCCCGGTAAGCGTACGCTGCCGAGCGCTTGCAGAGTACAACCTATCGGTCGCGAAAGACGAATTCAAAAACCCTGCGCTGCTCACCGATGAGGAGATTGGCGAAATCTTAGGACGCGCCGGAGAGCTCAAATCGTGGGTCGATGCAGTGCAGGCGTGGACGCTTGACCAGGCGCTTAAGGGCCGGCACTTCGACGGCTGGAAGCTTGTCGAGGGGCGGTCTGTCAGACAGTTCGCGGACACCTTAAAGGTCGCTGAGGCCCTCAAGGCGGCAGGATATGACGAAGCGATGCTTTACGAGCGGAAGCTCTACGGCATCACAGCAATGGAAAAACTTGTGGGCAAGAAGAAGCTTACCGAGACGCTCGGCGAGCTCATCGTAAAGCCCGCAGGGAAACCGGTCTTAGTGCCGGAGAGTGACAAGAGAGACGCTATTAATTCGGCAGCAGCCGATTTTGAAAAGGAGAATTGATTATGAGTACAAAGGTCGTCACAGGTTTGGTCCGTTTCAGTTATGTAAACATCTTCAACAGCCGCTCTTTCCAGGCGGGGCAGGATGCGAAATACAGCATCTGCCTGCTCATCCCGAAGAAGGACAAGGAGCTGGTGAAGAAATTGAAGGCCGCGATCGATGAGGCTGTGCAGGAAGGCATTGCTTCCAAGTGGGGCGGCAAGAAGCCTGCGAGCCTTAAGCTTCCGCTCCGCGACGGTGATGAGGAGAGAGCAGCAGAAGCTCCGGAGTACGAGCGCATGTATTTCCTCAATGCGAGCAGCACGAAGAAGCCGGGCATCGTCGACAAGGATCGTGTCGAAATCCTTGACCCCGAAGAGGTCTATTCCGGCTGCTGGGGTCGCGCGTCCATCAATTTCTACGCTTTCAACACCAACGGCAACCGCGGTGTCGGCGTGGGCCTCAATAATATTCAGAAAATCAAAGACGACGAAGCGCTTGGCGGTGCACGCGCTTCGGCTGAGACCGATTTCGGCGATGATTTCGAGGTCGATGAGGACGACGATTTCTAAAGAGAGGAGCTGCATATGCGCAGAGTGATGGGCGTCGACATCGAGACGTATAGCTCTGTGGATCTCATCGAGTCCGGCGTCTACAGATACGTGGAGGCGCCGGACTTTGATGTACTACTGATCGGCTATAGCTACGACGATGAAGACGAAGTGCATGTAATCGACACGATGTCGATTGACAGGGACACGGACGAAGAGCTCCGCCGCTTTTGCGAGGCTCTCACGGATCCGGAGATTCTTAAAATCGCTTACAACGCAAATTTCGAGCGCACCTGCCTTGCGCGGTGGCTTAAGGAACCTATGCCGCCCGAGCAGTGGCAGTGCACGATGATTAAAGCACTGACGCTCGGCCTGCCGGGCAGTCTTGCAAGCTCCGGAGCGGCGCTTGGCCTGCCGGAAGACAAGCTCAAAGACCCGCAGGGTAAAGCTCTCATTCAGTACTTTTCAAAGCCCTGCAAGCCGACAAAGGCGAACGGCGGCAGAAGAAGAAACCTCCCGGAGCATGATCCGGAGAAGTGGAAGCTTTTTATCGAGTATAACCGGCAGGACGTGGTCTCGGAGACGGAAATCCGGAGACTGCTCGCACCGTACAAAACGATAGATGCAGAGCAAGCGCTCTGGGCGCTCGATCAGCGGATGAACGACAACGGTGTGAGGCTGGACGTCGCTATGATTGAGAAAATCGTTGACTATGACGCGAGACGGAGCCGCGAGCTGCAGGCAGAGGCGCAGGCAATCACGGGGCTCGAAAACCCGAATAGCCTGGCACAGCTGAAACGCTGGCTCGCAGAGCAGAATGTCGGTATGACCAGCGTCACCAAGGACACGATAGAGGAGGCGCTTAAGAACCGCAGCCTTCCCGCCAATGTGCGGCGCGTGCTCGAAATCCGAACAGCGCTCGGCAAGACCAGCGTCGCGAAGTACAGCACGATGCTTGCAGCAGTGTGCGCAGATGACCGCCTCCGCGGAATCCTCCAATTCTACGGCGCGAACCGCTCAGGCCGCTGGGCAGGGCGGCTTGTGCAGACGCATAATCTCGCGCGAAACAGCTTGCCGGATCTTGCTCTTGCGAGAGAGCTTGCTGCGGTGGGAGATTTCGACACGATGCAAACGCTCTTCGGAGAAACTGCGTTTGTCTTTTCGGAGCTTGTCCGGACGGCCTTCGTGCCGTCGGAGGGCTGCCGCTTTGTGGTCTCCGATTTCTCTGCCATCGAGGCGCGAGTGGTCGCATGGATTGCCGGAGAAGACTGGGTTCTCGACACTTTCCGTGCAGGAAAAGACATCTACTGCGAGACTGCAGCAATGATGTATCACGTGCCGGTAGAAAAACACGGCATAAACGGGCACCTTAGGGCAAAAGGCAAAGTGGCTACACTGGCTTGTGGTTATCAGGGCGGAGTCGGCGCGATGAAACGCATGGACCGGAGCGGCTCTATTCCGGAAGAGGAGCTCCAGAGCATCGTAGATGCGTGGAGAGCGGCAAATCCGAAGATTAAAAAGCTCTGGTTCCTCTGCGAGACGGCTGCAAAGACCGCAATCAGAGAGCACCGGACCGTGCGGCTGCAGCGTGGCATCGCTTTTAGCTACATCAATGGGAACCTCTTTATAAAACTTCCGGGCGGCCGGAAGCTCTGCTACTGGAGTACGCGGCTAAAAATGGATCCGCGCGACGGTAGAGAGCACATCACCTACATGGGCGTAAACCAGGAGACAAAAGCCTGGGGAGAGACAGAGACCTACGGCGGGAAACTGGTAGAGAATATCGTCCAGGCTACTGCGCGGGACTGTCTGGCGGTCGCTATGACACGCGTCAGCGAGCTTGGGTACAAAATCGTCATGCACGTGCACGATGAAATGATTGTCGATGTGCCGTGCGAAGACACCGATGCCGCCGCGGTGATTAATGACATCATGGGACAGGACATTAACTGGGCTCCTGGGCTGCCGCTTAAGGGCGACACCTACGAGACAGATTTCTATAAGAAAGATTGATGGGGGGGGGGATTTGATGGAAAATGACGGCAAAATCCTGATTTCCATAGGCAAGAGCCGCTTTGAGACGGCATGGAAGAATAGAGAAATGCTCTGGTCGGAGCTCTTAAAGCGGCTCTCTACGTCCGTGACTACGCCTGAGACCCACGCCGAGTATATGAAGCTTCCGAAGAGCGAGCAGGACAGAACCAAGGATATCGGCGGCTTTGTCGGCGGGCACTTAAAGGACGGGCGGAGAAAGACCGGAGCCGTAGTAGCCCGTCAGATCCTCACGCTCGACCTCGATTTCCCTCCGGCTGACCTCTGGGAAAGCCTTATGGACAACCTGGACCTCGACTGCGCGATGGCGGTCTACTCGACGCATAAGCACACACCGGGCAAGCCGAGGCTCAGGCTCATCATGCCCTTGTCCCGTGCGGTGACTCCGGATGAGTACGAGGCTATCGCGCGTAAAATCGCAGAGAAAATCGGCATCGATTACTTCGACGATTCGACCTTCCAGCCTGCGCGGCTCATGTACTGGCCGAGCAATAGCGCAGATGTAAAGCCGGAATTCCGCTCCTACGACGCGCCGTTCCTTAATGCCGATGAGGTCTTAGCCGAGTATCTGGACTGGATGGACACGAGCTACTGGCCGGAGTCCTCACGGATGACCGGGCTCCGGAAAAAGCAGGCGGACAAGCAGGGCGACCCGACAGCCAAAAAAGGCATTGTCGGCGCATTCTGCCGGATATACACAATTCCGGAGGCCATCGCGAAGTTTCTGCCTGAGGTCTATACGGAGACTGCGCGCCCCGACCGCTACACCTATGCTGCAGGCACGACAGCCTCCGGCCTTGTGGTCTACGACGGCGACCTTTTCGCCTACTCGAATCACTCGACTGACCCCGCGAGCGGGCAGCTCTGCAATGCCTTCGACCTGGTGCGCATTCACAAATTCGGCGACCTCGATGAAGGATATGAGGGAAAGAGCGGCAAGGACCTGAAAAGCTATAAAGCGATGGCAGAGTTCGCCGCGGCGGACCCCGACACGGTGTCTACGCTTGACCAGGACCACAAGGAAAGCGCCGTGCTCGACTTCGGAGATGAGACTGCAGCGCCGGATGAGGATTGGACAAAAAAGCTGCTCCGGAATGAAAACGGCGATATCCGGCCGGTAATCACAAATGCGTCGCTCATTCTCGAGAATGCCCCTGAGCTTAAGGGCATCCGCTTTAATGAGTTGACCGGTGCAATCGAAATTCAGGGAAAACTTCCGTGGAAGCACCCGAATAAATTCTGGCGCGACGCGGATGAGGCGCAGCTTTACATCTACCTTGCTGACACCTACCGCGTACAATTTCCGGAAAATAAGTTCACGAAAGCACTCACGCGCGCAGTCGACGGCCGGCGCTTTAACCCGCTGAGGGACTATCTCAAGAGCTTGCCTGAGTGGGACGGCACACCGAGAGTCGACACGATTTTAATCGACTACCTCGGTGCCGAAGACACGCCCTACACACGCGCGGTCACGCGGAAAACCCTAATCGGGGCCGTGCAGCGCGTCTGGGAGCCCGGCTGTAAATTCGACACGGTGCTTGTCCTTGACGGAAAGCCGGGTATTGGCAAGAGCACCCTGCTCCGGAAGCTGGGCGGCAAGTGGTTCAGCGACTCTTTAAGCCTTGCGGACACGAGAGACAAGACCGCGGCCGAAAAGCTACAGGGTGTCTGGATCATGGAAATCGGCGAGATGCAGGGCACGAGAAAGGCCGACGTTGACATCATGAAGGGCTTTATCAGCAGGCAGGTGGATGAATACCGCGCGGCCTACGGGCGCGTGGTCGAGAGACACCCGCGCACGGCGATTATATGCGGTACGACGAACTCGACGACCGGCTTCCTGCGCGATACGACCGGCAATCGGAGATTCTGGCCGGTCACGGTAAATGGGGGCGGGCGGCTGTCTATCTGGGATATGACTGAGGAAGTGCGGTCGCAGATATGGGCGGAAGCTGTGCAGTATGCGACGGACGGAGAGGATAGCTTCCTCGATGCTGAAATGGAAAAGGAGGCCGCAAAGGCGCAGCAGGCAGCGCTTGAGTACGATGACCGCGAGGGAGAGGTGATTGATTACCTCGAGACGCTTTTACCCGAGGACTGGTACAGCTGGGACATTGATAAACGTTGTGACTATTTCCGGCAGCGGGACGTGCTGTCACCGGAGCAGCAGGAAGGCACAATGCAGCGGACGCGCGTCTGCGCAAAGGAAATTTTTGTGGAGTGCTTCGGTCGGCCTAAAAATGCCTGGCGTAAGCAGGACGGGTATGAGATTGCTGCCATTATGGCGCGGCTGTCCGGATGGGAGAGAACCGGAGAGGTTGAAAAGGTCCCCGGCTATGGCGCGCAGCGCCCGTATGCGAAGCGGACAGATGGCTGAGAGAGAGAGAGAGGGGTGCAGCTTAGCGTTACAAGTGCCGGTTACAACTGGTTACAAGTCAAAGTTGTAACCAAAAATGCAATAGGGTTGCAAGTTGAAAAGGTTACAACTCCAACTTGTAACCGCACTTGTAACCGAGTTGTAACCACCCGCGAGCCCGCATAAATAAAGGCTTTTCGGGGAAAAAGTTACAAGGTTACAACTTTTTCCTATACACAACTTATATTTACCTAAAAACACGCGAAAAACGCCCGCGAGGGCACATATACGCGCGTATATAGAAAAATGATGACTTGTAACCCAAGTTGTTGTCAGGAGGGAAATGCGCGAGAGAGAAATTGAAAAATGGCTGCGAGAGCAAATTAAAAATCTGGGAGGCAGAGCGCTCAAATTTACGAGCCCCGGAAATGATGGCGTGCCCGACCGAATCGTTTTTCTTCCGGGCGGCAGGATTTATCTGGTAGAGCTGAAAGCGCAAAAGGGCCGGCTGTCGCCTATCCAGGTATGGCAGCAAAAAAGCCTTCGGGCCCTTGGTGCAGATGTCCGGACAATCACCGGACGCGCCGAGGCCGAAGCATTTATACGAGAGCTGAGAGGATGTGACGCCAAATGAAGTTCATTCCGCACGACTACCAGAAGCGCGCAATCGCGCTGACTGTCGAAAAGCCTAGCATAGGGCTGTTTTTAGACATGGGTCTCGGCAAAACCGCTATCACGATGACCGCCATTCAAGAGCTCATGTACGACTGTTTCGATGTGTCGCGCGTCCTGATTATCGCGCCGAAGCGCGTCGCAGAGGACACATGGACAAGGGAGCACGAAAAATGGGACCACCTAAAGGATCTCCGGATCTCCAAAGTCCTTGGCACCGAGCAGCAGCGCCTAAGCGCGCTGGCAGCGGATGCCGATATCTATGTGATCGGCCGGGATAATGTGAAATGGCTTGTCGAGACTTACCAGCGGCGCAAAAAGTGGCCCTTTGACATGATAGTGGTCGATGAGCTGTCGAGCTTTAAGAATCCGCAGGCGCAGCGCTTCCGGGCTCTCCGGAAAGTGCTTCCGCACACAAAGCGCGTGGTAGGTCTAACCGGTACGCCGTCGCCGAATGGGCTCATGGACCTCTGGGCGGAGATTTATCTTCTCGACAGGGGCGAGCGTCTTGGCGGGACGATCGGCGCGTATCGCGAGACCTACTTCCGGCCGGGGGCCCGAAACGGCTATACCACGTACAAATGGGAGCCAGTACGCGGAGCGCAGGAGACTATCGAGAAGAAAATCAGCGATATCTGCATCAGCATGAGCGCTGCCGATTACCTGCAGCTGCCGAAGCGAATCGACAATGTAATCCCCGTGAAGCTATCCGTCTCCGAGATGGCAGCGTATAGGCGCATGGAGGAAGAGCAGCTTCTCCGGATAGACGATGAGGACATTGCAGCACTCAATGCGGCGGCGGTCATGGGAAAGCTTTTACAGATTGCAAATGGCAGCGTCTACAGTGTGGACAGCGTACCGGTGAAAATCCACGAGGCAAAACTTGAGGCGCTATCGGAGATCGTCGACACGACCGACAGCCCCGTGTTGGTCTTTTATAGCTACAAGCACGACCTCTCCGCTATCCAGGGAAAAATTCCGGAAGCGCGGACGCTGGAGACTGAGAAGGACATTGCCGATTGGAATGCCGGAAAGATAAAGGTGCTGCTTGCACATCCGGCGAGTGTCGGCTACGGCCTTAATCTTCAAGAGGGCGGGCACACAATCGTCTGGTACGGGCTCACATGGAGCCTTGAGCTCTATCAGCAGGCAAATGCGAGATTACACAGGCAGGGGCAGGAAAAGCCGGTAATCATACACCATCTCATTGCCACCGGCACAGTCGATGAGCAGGTGATGAGGGCTTTACAGAGCAAAGACGTTACGCAAGCGTCCCTCATGAGGGCGCTGAAAGAAAGGGGAGAGCATGGAGGAGCTGAGGCTCAAAATCGAGGATGATGAATGCAGTATGATTTTTGACCTGGACGAATTTCTGCCGTGTAAGGTGGCGCGCTTTAAGCGTTTCCTGAGGCTCATCGACAAGGCAGAGTTTCATAGCCGTCCGAGGCTTTTCGAGCAGCTGAGTGAGCATCTTACACGCCGTGAAGCAGAGTACACGGAGCTCTGGAGGATTGCGAGTAAGCGCTGCATCGATTATCAGACCGAAGCAAACGAGGCGAAGCGGATGGCAGAGACCGGCAAGCGCCCGTCCGGAGCTACGCTTAGTCCGGAAGAGCTTAAAAGAGTGAAGGTCTCCGCAAAAGAGCTTTCAGCGAGCTACAGGGAGACGCTCCGGTGCGTGAAGCAGGCGAAGGCAAATAAAGAGCTTTGCGGGGACAATTTGGATTTGCTTCGAGAGGAGGGAAAACGATGGATGTAAAAGCTTACTTGCAGCGACTCCAGCTACTGGACACCGTGATCAATCAAAAGCTTAGGGAGCTGGAGTCGCTTAGAGCCTTGTCGACCTGTGTCGCGGGTTTCGATACCTCGAGAGAGCGGGTACAGTCGAGCGGCTCCGGAGAGGCGGCCTTTGTGACACCGGTTCTCCGGATAATCGCCCTTGAGCAGGAAATCAATGCAGAGATAGATACCTTCGTCGATGAGAAGCACAGCACCATTCGGCTGATCCAGAAGCTTGATAATCCGCTACAAATGGATGTATTATACAGGCGGTATGTCGAGTATCAGAGCTTCGAGCGGATAGCGGCAGAGATGAATATCGCGCCGCAGCACGCTTTTGTACTACACAGAAAGGGGCTTAAGGCACTTGAACAATATGCAATTATGCAGTAAAAATGTATATAGTAAATGTTAGTAAAAACATAGTGAATGTTATATGTCAACTGTGTTATATTGTAGGGTGAAGAAGGCCACGGGATTCCCGCGGTCTTTTTTATTTCCCGGCGGGATTCTCCTAGCCTGGTCTCGGGATGGACAGGCGACCTCCTGCCCGCCGGGGATTTTTTTATTTCAGAGAAAGGAGCTTGCGATGGCAAAATTGACAGAACGACAGCGTAGATTCTGCGAGGAGTACCTGATTGACGGCAATGCGGCGCAGGCGGCTATCCGCGCAGGGTACTCGAAGCGGAGCGCTACGGTGGTAAGTACCACCCTCATGAAAAACCCTCGGGTGCAAGCACACCTGAAAGCGCTATTGGATGAGCTGCATTCCGCGAAGGTTGCGAACGCGCAAGAGGTCTTAGAGTATCTAACCTCTATCATGCGCGGCGAGCAGAGAGAGCAGACGCTGCAGCTGATCGGCGACGGCATGCAGGATATTACAGCGATTGACGTAGCCGCGAAAGATCGGCTGAAAGCCGCCGAGCTTCTCGGCAAAAGATACGGAATTTTCAAAGAAAATGTGGGCGTCACTATGGACGCCGTGGTCATTGTGGATGACCTGAAAGAGTAGGAGGCAGCATGAATTCATATCAGGCAGGACAGAAATTGCTATGCGGAGGCTATACGGCCTACACGCCTGAGGGCAAGGCCAATTTCGTCCGCGCAGGTCGGTGGTATAAAGACCCGCTCCCGGGCGATATCGTGTACTTTTTCAGCAAGGCGAAAAACCGCGTCGCGCATGTGGGCCTTGTGACCAAGGTCGAGCGGCTCGCCTTTGGGAAAAGCCGGATCACGACGGTGGAGGGAAACACCGCTGCGGGCAAGTATTTTTCGCGTGACGGCGGGTGCGTCGCGGTGAAAACCTATGTTTTTTCGCCGTCCGAGGTCGGCGGTGGTCACCTCATCGACGGTTTCGGCCGTCCGCGCTATGGCGCAGACACCTGCACAGCCGAAGAGCTGATTGCTGTCGCGCTCGGAGAGGTTGGCTATGTCGAAAAAGCGAGCGCCGCTCAGCTGGAGAGCAAGACCGGCAATCCGGGCGACCAGAACTACACGAAATATGGCGCATGGTACGGCATGAATGGCGTGTACTGGTGCGCGGAGTATGTGAGCTGGTGCGCATACACGGCTTGCGCGAAGCACCGGGAAAACGCACACACCGGATGGCAGCAGAAGGGCAACAGCTGGCAGTACATCGACGAAAACGGCACGCTTGTCGCGGGCCGGTGGAAATATATCGGCGGGCGCTGGTATGTCTTCGACAACGCGGGAAACCTCATCCGCGACTGCTGGTTCCAGGACGCTGCGGGCTGGTACTACCTTGCCGGAGACGGCGGCATGCTCTCCGGACAGTGGTTTGAGTATCAGGGCGCGCAGTACTACCTCACGAAGACTGGCCTCATGGCGAAGGACGCGTATGTGCGCGGGTCGCAGCCGTCGGTCGGCGGCGCGCCGTATTACTACTATGTGGGATCGGACGGCCATTGGGACGCAACAAAAGACACAGAGAATCCGGACACCGGAGCGGACATCGCAGTATGACCGCTCTTTTTTAGTGCATGAAAGGAGGCGATGCCCCTGACGCGATTATCTTTGCAAGAGCTTGTGGGCACCGGCTACGCGGATTTTTGGAAGACAAAAAAGCGTTACCGTGTGTGCAAAGGATCTCGTGGATCCAAGAAAAGCAAGACGGCTGCACTCAACATGATCTACCGGCTTTTCCAGTATCCGGAGAGCAATGCCCTTTGCGTGCGCCGGTACTCAAATACCCTTCGCGATTCGGTCTTCTCTGACCTCAAGTGGGCGATTCACCGCCTCGGAGTAGACGCGTATTTCGACTGCACGGTATCACCAATGCAGATTACGCGCCGCTCCACGGGGCAGAAAATCCTTTTTCGCGGACTGGATGACGGCCTGAAAATCACATCGATTTCGGTCGACTACGGAGTTCTCTGTTGGGTTTGGGTAGAGGAAAGTTTTGAGCTCGCGAACGAAGATGATTTCAACAAATTGGACATGTCAATCCGCGGCGAGGTACCGGAGGGCTATTTTAAGCAGATTACGCTGACCTTTAACCCATGGAGTGCGACCAGCTGGCTTAAAAAGCGATTCTTCGACACGCCGGACGATGAGGTTTTCACGAAAACCACAACTTGGAAATGCAATGAGTGGCTGGATGAAGCCGACCGCGCGATATTCCGGAAAATGAAGGAACAAAATCCGCGGCGCTACCGCATCGAGGGTGACGGCGATTGGGGTATCGCGGAGGGGCTGATTTACACGAATGTCGTGTACGAAGATTTCGACATTGACGCGCTGCGGGCAAAGCCCGGCATGAAATCAGCGTTCAATCTGGACTTCGGTTTTACGGACCCGAACGCTTTTGTCTGTGAGCTGGTCGATGACGCGGAGAAGAAAATCTATGTTTTCGATGAGTGGTACCGCTCCGGAGCGACGAATCAAGAGATTGCAAAGGCAATTATCGAAAAGGGCTACGGCGGGCGGCGCATTGTCTGCGACAGCGCGGAGCCGAAATCTATTGCGGAGCTTAGGCAGCTCGGCCTCAAGGCAGAGCCGTCGCTTAAAGGCCGTGACAGCGTGAATCACGGTATTCAATTCATTCAGAATTTTCAGATTGTCGTGCATCCGCGCTGCATCGAATTCAAGAAAGAGATTGAGAATTACTGCTGGGCAAAAGGCCGCGACGGGCAGCCGACGGACAAGCCCGACCACGAGTTTTCACACGGTATGGACTCCATGCGATACGGCATCGGCGTGCTGTATGGCGGCGCAAGGGCGGAGCCCGGAAAGGCAAGATTATGAGGAGAACCGACGATTATCCCGATTACAGCGAGTACATCGACTATATCGACGAAAACGGTTTTACGGATGACATCGTAAACCGCATTATCAATGCGCATCAGCTGAACCGCTGTCGCACGAAGGACTTATACGAGCGGTATAAATGCTACGAGGACAAGGTGCCCATCTTTTCGCGCATTCCGCGCTTCTCCGATGGACTGGAGGACGGCAGCGGCAATGCGGTCCCGCAGCTGAATAACAAGGTCAACAACGACTTTTTCGGCGAAATCAATGACGTGATGGTCGGCTATTTTGCCGGAAAAGCCGCGTCCTACAGCTATGCAGAGGATGAGAGCGCGGAGGACGCGACCGGCGGAGAGACTGCGGTGGAAGCGGCGAAAAAGGCGCTCTCGGAGTTCGTCACGCGGAACAATATGTACGATGTAAACCTTGAGGTTACAAAGTTCGCTTCCGTGTGCGGATATGCCGGAAGACTTTTCTACATTGACCGGCACGGTGATGAGCGCGTGATGGTCGTGCCGCCGTATGAGACTATCGTGCTGGCACGGGACAAGATTCAAGAGCCTGACTACGCTGTCCGGTACTACGCAACTACGAGCATCTCCGGCGCAGAGGTGTGGCACGCGGATGCCTACGACGGGCACAGCGTGCATCACTTTGAGGGCGCTCTCGGTAATTTTCTCCGTTCCGGAGAGGAAGAGCATCTCTTCGATTTCTGCCCGCTCCAGGCAATCCCGCTGAATGGCGAGATGCTCAGCAGTGCAGAGCGTGCCCTGGCGCTCATCGATGAGTACGACAAGACCGTATCCGACAACGCGAATGACGCAGAGGGTAACACCCACGCGCTGCAGGTCCTTGACGGCATCGGCGAGCTTTCCCAGGCGCAGCTTGCGGAGGTGGAGCGCGCCGGTGTGCTGCAGATAAGCCCCGGATATGCGGACAGCACGCACCGGGTTTACTACCTCACGAAGGACATCAACGACAGCTTTAATGAACATCACCTCGACCGCCTCGAGCGAAATATCTATCGCTTCTCCAAAACGCCAAATCTGAATGACGAAACCTTCAATGCTGCAAGCGGCATCAGTCTTAAATTTAAGCTCACCGCTTTCGAGGCAAAATGCGGCGCTTTTGAGGCGAAAATGAACAGCGCGGACGTCTATATGTTCCGGCTGCTCGGCTCGGCCTTTATGAAAAAGAGCATTCCTTTTGACTACCTGCAGGCGTATGTCGAATACAAGCGCAATTTCCCGGTCGATGTGCTCTCGGAGGCGCAGGCCGTGCAGGCGCTCATCAATGCAGGCGTGCCGGACGAGATTGCCTACAATCAGCTCTCCGCGGTCGACGATATCGACTACTTGCTTGCGCTGAAAGAGGAGCGGCAGCAGGACGCGCTGAACCTCTTCGGGAAAGCCCCAGAGAACGACGAGACAGCCAAGGAAGGCGCGGCAAGCAAAAAGGGCGTGAATGTACCACCTGAGGGCGGTGAAGCTGAATGAGCGGCACAGGCGACGCGCTGAACCGGTATCTGAGTACGGTCCGGAGAATCGAAGAGCACAGAGAGCAAAGCGCCGTGAAGGATCTCAAAAAGCTTTATCGGCAGCTCATGAAGGAAATCGGCGAGCGTGTCGCTGAATCGTACGCGAGGTACGCGGATCCGAAAACGGGGGCGATTGACTATGCTGTGCTGCATCGTGACGGCATGGACGCAAGGCTCTTGGAAGAGATCATGCGGAGCACCGGCATCGCGTCCCTCGAGGAGAGCCGTATCATAGAGCAGCTTGCCAAAGAGAGCTACGCAAAATGCTATGACGGCATGGTGTCGGCAGTGCAGCGCGCTGCGACTGATGGTGCTTTGCAGGAGAGCCTCCAGACAATTCGCGCAGTCGCTCCGGAGGTGATCGCGGAAGCGGTGCACAACCCTGTGAACGGCCTCACGCTTGCCGACCGTCTGGAGAAGAAGCGCGGAGAGATCATCTACGGCATAAAGCAGTCGGTCGGCGTTGGCTTAAGTCAGGGTGACCGCTATGACACGATGACACGGCGTATCGCAGAAACCCTTGCGGGCGCAGACGGCGCCGGCGGGTATTACGGCAAGGCTGTCCGCATCGCGAGAACTGAGGCGCACAGAGTCAGAGAGGCCGGTAACAGCGACGCAGCGGCAATGCTGCAGGAGAAAGCCGCTCCTGCGGGTTACCAGATGCTGAAACGCTGGAATACCATGAAGGATGAGCGCGTCCGGCCTAACCGTAGATATAAGACGAAGAAAGGCTGGAAGAGCGGTAAGCCCGGCTTTTACAATCATGCGGCGATGGACGGCGTAGAGATCCCGCTCGATGAGGATTTTAAGCTTCCCTCCGGTGCAAGCGGCCCAGCCCCCGGCAAAATGGGTGTCGCGGGTGAAGACATTAATTGCCGGTGCTTTTTGACCTACCGGATGGAGAAGACGACAAGAGTTTTTGATGGGGACAGCTTTGAGGCTGGGGTACAGAAATACAGGAGGCTGGATCGGGAAGAAGGGGAGGTGTATACGCAGAGGAGCGCGAAAAATCCGAATTGGGAAAAGCGGGTTGTGACAGATAGAATCGTGACTTATGCCTCTCCAGTCTATGTGTCAGAGCGCGTGAGTATTAAGTCCAAGGAGCTCCATATTTTTTATCAAGACACGAGAAAAGCTATGCAAATGTTTGGCGTTCCCTTGACAGAGATGCCGACGCTGATTATAGTAGCAGTAGACGAATTATATGATGCGGCAGGCGCGTATGACGCCGCGGATAATACCGTGAAGTACATCTGGGACCGGGACAATGTTTCGCCAGAAGAGCGGTTGGGTGTGATTATTCATGAAATGTGGCACCGACGCCAGGCATATGACGCTGTTCGAGAAGGCTGGACAATAACACATGAAAACAAGAGCGCTTATATTGCCTGGCTTGCAGAAAAGTGTCGAAAGAGGATGGAGCGTTTGGGTGTTACTAATTTCGAACAAGCCGCAAAGATTAGCGAATATGCAGGTGGGATGTTTCTAATAAGTCGCTTTGACGAAATAGAAGCAGAATTTGAGATGAAGGATGCGCTGGAATCAGCAGCGATGCAAAGACGCATAAAGCGGGAAAGGAGGTTTGAATGAGAATCAAGTTCACCGAAGAAGAGAAGCGAATGTTTGATAAGGTCAAGCCCTACGCCGCTAAAGGAGGGGGGATTCGCCCGGATGCGCCTCCGGAGATTCAAGCTATCCATGCCAGACTTGTTGAGATAACCAACCAATATCTGAGCCCGTATTCGATACCTGAGCACCGGGACACAGCGGCACCAACTGAATAACAGCAACAAAAGCACAGTCATAGCGGCTGTGCTTTTTTGATGCACTGGTGGGCGCACCGGCGGACACTCCGGAAGGTGGGAAAGAGGCGCGCACTCCGAAAAACACACGTGGGCTATCGAAGATAGCACTCAGAGAGGAGCAGTATGAAGAAGACGAAACTGGATGAGCTTTTGAAGAGTGGCGCAGTCACAGAGGAGGAGTATAAGGACCTCCTGCCGACCTGTGAGGATGACACCGGAGAGCCGGACGGCGGAGAGCCGAATCCGGAGGACCCGCTCGCAGGGCTCGATGAGAAGACGCGGGCAGCTGTCGAGAAGATGCTGCAGTCGGAGCGAGACCGAGCGGCGAACCGCGTCGGCAACGCAAAGAAGAAGGAGCTCGAGGACAGCAAGCGGCAGTACGAGGAGCTGAAAGCCGCTCTGGAGGAGCTCAAGAAGGCGAAACTCACCGAGGACGAGCGGAAGGAGCTCGAGCGGAAGGAAGCTGCAGACAAGCTCGCGGCGCAGCAGAAGGAATTCGCGGAAATGAAGAACCGCTACCTCGCGGCGCAGGAGCTGAAAGCTGCGGGCCTTGACATCGCAGACGATATCGTTTCTCTGGTGCTCGGCGCGGACGAGGACGACACGAAAGCGCGTGTCAAATCTTTCGCGGATCTCATCGACAAGCTTGTCGCCGATAAGGTGAAGGCGCGCTTCCAGAGCGGAGGCGGCGAGCCGAGAAAGGGCGGCAGCGCAGTGGACGCCAAGGGCAACCCCTGGGCGAAGGGAAACATCAACTACTCGAAACAGATGGAAATTTTGGCGACAGACCCCGAGAGAGCAAAGGCTCTCATGGCAGCGGCTGACGCCACCTAACGAAGGGAGAAAAGATAAATGGCTATTACGAAGTTTGCAAACATGGTAGTCGTACCGGAGCATTTCACGACCTATGTGAACGAGCGCACCACGGAGAAGTCCGCGCTTGTGCAGTCGGGTGTCGCGGCTCCGGATGCAAGGGTCGCACAGGTGATTAACAGCACGCCGCAGGGCGGCAATATGATCACGATGCCTTTCTACAAGCCGCTCTCCGGAGATGATGAGATTTTCGGTGAGGATGCGCTCACCCCGGACGGCGTGCAGCCGGGAAACGAGCGTGCTACGCTCCTGATCAGACAGAAGGCGTGGGGCGCGACCGACCTTGCACGCGTGAAGGGCGGCTCCGACCCGATGGCGGCAATCATGAACATGGTCTCGGACTGGTGGCTTGAGAGAGAGCAGGCCATCTTTATCAACGTGCTCAAGGGTCTTTTCGGCGCGTCCGGCGCGCTGGCTACGAAGCACCTGCTGGACATCTCGACGCAGTCCGGTGCTGACGCCGTGATCGGCGTGGACGCAACGCTTGACGCAAAGAACCTGATGGGTGACGCGTACGACAAGATTACCGCGGTCGCTATGCACTCCGCGACCTATACGAAGCTGCAGAAACAGCAGAAGATTGAGACGGAGTATTCGAGCGACCTCAAGGTGAAGATTGACACCTACCTCGGCTACCGCGTCATCGTGGATGACTCGCTGCCGGTGAACTCCGGTGTGTACGACACCTACCTCATCGGCGCGGGGGCATTTACGAGAGACGGCGGAGCACCGAGCGGCCTTATTTCGACTGAGACCGATCGCGATAAGCTGAAGGCCGAGGATTTCCTCATCAACCGAAAGGCTTTTGTGCTGCATCCGAACGGAGTCTCTTTCACGGGAACCCCGACGAAGGCATACGCGACGAACGGCGACCTTGCGACGGCAAGCAACTGGCAGCTCGTGAAGGACGCAAAGAACGTTCCGATTGTGTGCCTCCGCCACAAGATTTGAGGTGAGCCATGAGCGCGACATTTTTCAACCTGAGGCGGCGACAGGCCGCTGCACGCCGCGCGGCTGCGGAGGCTGAGGCTGAGAGTCAGGTAGAGCAGCAGACCGCAGAGCAGACCGCAGAGCAGACCGCAGAGCAGACCGCGACACCGGCAGGCAAGAAGAAGGGTAAGGCAAAGGGATGATCCAGCTCACAGCGGCAAATATCGAGGCGATGGGATACCAAAAAGGCGACCTCGCAGAGGGCAGAGAGCTGGATTTTGCCGCTGCGCTTGACTGGCTCAGCGACAACACGGATTTCCGGATAACCGATGGCAGCATTACGGAGGTGGCGGCGCTGCCGCCCTCCGCGCGGCTTTTTATCCTGAAATTCATGGAAATCATGAACTCCGGCGGCACTCTGGCCGGAGTAAGCTCTGAGTCCATCGGCGGGATGTCCAAAAGCTACGCGGTCGCAAGCGATATGAGCGGCGCACTTATGCTTCTCATCCGGCAGCTACTCCGCGGGCATTACACCGGCGGCATAAAGATTTCCATGCCGCGGTCAAGGTGGGTGTGATGGCGGTAACCTACGAAACAAAATTCAATCTTTTGCCTGGCATCATCGAGAATGTGGACGCTCTCTCCGGCCGGTCGGTGTCGATCGGCGTTTTTGATGGCGAGCAAGCGTACATTGCCGGCATCCATGAGTACGGCTGCCGGATACCGGTAACCGAAAAAATGCGAAAATTCCTTGCACGAAAAGGGCTGCACCTGAAAGCGACTACGACAGTAATCGTGATTCCGGAGCGGTCCTTTTTGCGTGCTGGATTTGACGCTAAGAGCGCAGAAATCAAAGCGATTGTAGACAGAGACATAGGCGAGCTTGCCGCGGGGCGTTTCACCGCGGAAGTGCTCCTTGACGATGTAGGAATGACTGCCCGCGGACTGATACAGCAGTATGCCCGTGACCTGTCAGCGCCGCCGAACCACCCCTTTACGGCAGAGCAGAAGGGCAGCTCGAACCCGCTGGTGGATACCGGCAGCATGATCGCAGCGATTGAGTATAGAAAGGAGTAGGCGTGTTTCACTTTGCAGACCTTGTGAAAAAGTACGCTGTCGCCTGTGAAATCGTAGCCCTGCGCGGCGGAGGCTATGAGGGCGGCGAGTATGTGCGCGGAGAGCCGGAGAAAACGGCAGTGAACGCTGCAATCGTCCCGCTCTCACAGGGAAAAATTTATCAGTCCGGCGGTGCGCTTACGACAAGCGACCGCGATTTTTATATCCGGAAGACCAATGACAGCATCGACCTCGACGACAAGGCTTGCACCTACTATGTGGCGCATAAGGGCAAGACCTACAAGGTCGAGGGCGCAGAGCTGCTTGCCGAGGACTATGCGGATGTGAACCGCTACACGCTGAAAAGGGTGGATAGCTTCGATGCTTAAAAAAGGGATTCAGGAATTCAACAAAGCAATCTGTGACGGCATCAAAAAGGACCTTGGACTAATCGCTGTAAAGGCGAATCAGACCGGACACATTCCGCCGTATCCGTACGCGAGCTTTTCGATTACGTCAATCGCTGAGAGCGGCGGAAGCTACGGGCGGACGGAAGCAGAGGAATTTAAGCCGGCTGTTATCACAATGTCTTGGACAGTGCAGGCCGACAATGACACGCTCTGCTGGGAGAAGGCGCAGGCACTTGCGGACTGGTTCCGTGTTTCCGGAAGATCCTACCTCAAAGAGCAGGGCATTGCGCCGCTTGAAGTGATGGACATCAATCAGCGGGACAGCCTGATCACGATTGAGTATGAATTCCGGAAGGGCTTTGATGTACGATTTTCCGCTATGAATGTGTTGCCGAGTACCGGAGAGCGCATCCAGACTGCGGAGATTCAGAGAAAGGAGACTTAAATGGCACTTGATGTCAATGTAAAGATTAAGCTCACGAGCGGAGCGGGCACCGATGGCTTCGGCATCCCGCTGATTCTTGTGAGCCATGCTGACAGCGCAGTCGCGTATCACGAGTGCGCGACCGCAAGTGAGGTAAAGCTCGCGGGTTTTGCCGAGGGCAGCGAGGCGTACAAGCTCTTCGTGCTCATGAAGGCACAGGACAACGCGCCGCGCCGCATCGCGCTCATCCAGACCACGGACGGCGCTGTGGAGGCGCTTAAGAAGTTGACCGGTGTGCGGCAGGTGGTCGCAGTGCTCGGCGGGGGCGATACAGCCGTCGATGTGTCCGCATACGTGGAGGGCAGAAGAGATTTAATCTACTTCCCCGTCCTCAACGCAACGGACGGCCTCGCAGCATACGCAAAGCGCGAGCGCACGATGATCGGTGTGCACTCCGATGGACAGAAGCTTGCAGCGGCGCTTGTCGGCGCAACGGCGGGCATGGACGCGGGCAGTTTCACCTACAAGAACGTTATCTTGCAGGGCGTTGAGCCGGATGCAGAGCGCACTGAGGAAGAGATCCTCTCGCTCTCGACCGGCAGCGGAAGCGGCGGTACTTGCGCGTATACCATCGCGCGAAAGGCCGGTGACCTTGTGACCACGGAGGGCAAGGCTGCGTCCGGCGAGTACCTGGATATTGTCGATTCTTTCGACTGGATTATACAGGGCATTGAGACCGGCGCGCAGAAGCTCTTGAATGGCTCGCCGAAGCTGCCGTACGACAACCGCGGCATCGGCATGCTGGAAGGCGTGACCGCAAATGTGCTTAAGCAGGCGGACAACATGGGCATGATCGCGCATAACGCTGCGGGAGAGGCGCTCTATGCGACCGATTTCGGCGGTGTAGACGCTACGAAGGAAGCGGACCGCAGAGAGCGCAGCTACGCGCTCGGGCGCTTCACCTTTACTCTCGCAGGCGCGATTCACACCGCCGAGATTAACGGCACGGTGACCATCTAACGAAAGGAGAACACGAGAATGCACGCATACGAGTTTGACCCGAATGACGTATCTATCACCCTCAGCACGAAGAGCTACGGCACTTTTGCCATCACCTGCACCGGTGAGGACGATGTGGAGTGCTCGAAGGATGAGGACGGCGCGGAGGCCGTAGTGGGCGCACAGGGCGATGTGGTCGTGAACCGCTCCCGCAATCAGCTTGGCACTATCAAATTCTCCGTACAGGCGCAGAGTCCGCAGCTTCCCCCGCTTAAGCGGCTCGCGGACTCTACGGAGCTTTTCGGCATCTGGGTGGTCAATAAGTCCACCAATGAAAAGGTCGGCGGCACGAAGGCTTTTCTCAAGAAGAGCGCAGACAACAAAGTCGGCAAGAAGCTCGGCGACCGAAGCTTTGAGGTGCAGGTCCTCGACTATACGGACCGATAAGGAGGAGCAAATGGCTAAATTTTACCAGAGAACTCAGGAAATCAACGGCGTGACGTACACCGCGCAGTTTAACGGACTCAGTGCATGGCAGGAGTGCATCGACGACTCCTACATTCCGGGCACGGACACTACTTCCACTGCCCGGTACTCGAAGAACGTCTTGAAGCGCGGTCTCTTGGAGCCGTCGGGACTTACTCCGGACGATTTTGACACCGAGGAGGAGCTCACCGAGGTCGTGAGATTCGTCGCGGATGTCATGCGCGGGCGATTTCGAAACACCGAGGACCCGCAGGCAGCTCCGGCAAAGGGCAAGAGATAACTGGGCCTATTGGAGGCTCATTTTTGACGGACACATGGACTATGAGACGGTATTCTGCCGCCTCACACCGAATGAAATCACTGAGGCGAATGCAGCGCTGGACCATTACATCGACCTCATGAATAAGGCGCAGGAAGGAGAGTAAATGTCAGTAGTACGCGAGGACGTAATCAAAATTACCTTTGACGTCCCGAAAAATCCGCTTGGCGATGTCGACAAGAGCATGCGCGATTTGCTCTCCTCCGCGAAAGCGGCGACAAGGGCGACAAATGACGCCGTGCGAAGCTCTACCGGCGAGACAAAAAAGCTTGGCGCTTCGCTTAAAGCCGCTGCGCAGTCCGCAAAGAATTTCGTCACGAGCCTGCCGCGAAATGCGATTGCAGCGGCAGCGAACAAGATGCGGAGCCTTGCCTCCGGCGCAAAGAATTTTGTTGTGAATTTGCCGAGGAATATCCTTCACGGCATCGTATCCGGAATTAAAGGCATCGCAAAAGCCGCCGTAAGCGCCACGAAGAAACTCGGGCTGCTTGCGGCAAACGGCCTTAAGAAACTTGCCGGAATCAGCTTTAAGGCCGCTATTGCCGGAGTTGCGGCGCTTGGCGCAGGCATCGCTTTTATCGGGAAGCAGGCGCTCTCTGCCTTTGCGGACGCTGAGCAGCTTAAGGGCGGCGTAGAGACGCTCTACGGCGGCAAAGGGTCTGCCGGTGCGAATCAGATCTTGCAGGACGCTAAGACTGCGTACCGAGAGGCGGGGCTCTCCGCGAATGAATACATGGAGACGGCGACAAGCTTCGCAGCGTCTCTCACGAATTCGCTCGGCGGAGACACGGTAAAGGCCGCACAGATGGCAAAAACTGCGATTGTCGATATGTCGGATAACGCAAATAAGATGGGCTCCGACATTGAAAGCATCCAAAACGCCTACAACGGCTTCGCCAAGCAGAACTTCACGATGCTCGACAATCTAAAGCTCGGCTATGGCGGTACGCAGTCCGAGATGCAGCGCTTGCTCGATGATGCAAACCGGCTGAACAAAGCGCAGGGCAGAAACACGAATTACCAAATCAAAAATTACGCTGATATCGTCTCCGCAATCCATGACGTGCAAACACAAATGGGCATCGCGGGCACGACGCAGGCAGAGGCGGCGAGCACGATTTCCGGATCCATCGGCATGGTGAAGGGCGCGTACTCGAATCTGATTGCAGGCCTTGCCGACGAAAACGCGGATTTGGGGCAGCTTTTCACGGATGTCGCAGACGCTGCGGGAGCGGTCTTTAAGAATATCTTACCGCGCGTCGAGCAGATTGCTGCAGCGCTTCCGAAGGTTTTCGGAAAGGCAGCGAAAATGCTGCAGACCGAAGTGCTGCCGAAGCTCACCACTGCCATGCAGCGCATGCTGACCGCGCTGCCGACCAGAGCCGCTGCCGCTGCGCGCGACATTCTGCCGCGCGTCGCGGCCTTTGCGAAGACTTCGCTTCCGGCGATGATGCAGACCGGCACGGAGGCTATCGGGAGCTTTATCTCCGGTGTGACCTCGGTGCTGCCGCAGGTCGGTGAGAGCGGTGTGCAGATGCTAACCGGCATGGTATCCGGAGTTGCGTCGGCGCTGCCGCAGCTCATCCCGAAGGGCGTCGCGGCGGTCGGAGCACTGGTCTCCGGAGCGGCGCAGGGCATTCCGCAGATGATGCGGGCAGGCCTTCACTTAATCGGCGGTATGTTTCAGGGCATTGGCGCTGCCGTGCCGAGCATCATCAAGGCAGGCGGCGAAGTGCTCAAAAATCTGGTGCGCGGCATCGTGGTGAACCTTCCGGAGCTCGGGAAGGCGCTTCTCGATGGTCTCCGTAGCATCCTCACGAATTTGCCCGGGCTTCTCTGGGACCTCGCAAAAACAGCGGTTTTCGCGCTGATTGACGGCGTGAAGGCCGGTGTTGACGACCTGTCCAACGAGGGGCACGGGGCGGGGCGGCAGATAGCCGATGACGTGGCGAGCGGCATCACGGAGGGCGCAGACGCTACGCAAGCTGCAGCACAAGACGCTATGGACCGCAGTATTGCCGCTATGGTGGAGTCCGCACCGAAAGCCGAGGATATCAGCGCGGATATGCTTGCAGGTCTTGATGAGAGCCTTGCAGCGTATCAGCCGGACGTGACCGGGCAGGATATGCTTGGCAGTCTTGATCAGAGCATCTCCGGCTACACGCCTACTCTGCAGAGTACGACGCAGAGCGTGGTTGACTCGGCGGTCAAGGAGCCTTTTGCTGCGGTCGACCTTACCGCGTCCGGCATGAACGCAGGACTCGGTTTTGCGAACGGCCTCATGCAGTCGCAGGGGCTGATTCTCGCGAGAGCACAGAGCATCGCGACGGCAGTCAAGAGCACAATCAATGCATCTCTTGACATTCACAGTCCGTCCCGTGTGATGCAGTGGTCGGGCGAGATGACCGGCGCGGGATTTGTGAAGGGCCTCGACCGCTCCGCGGGACAGGTGAGTGCAGCCGCGCAGAATATCACCACCGCCGTGAGAGGTGAGATGTCTCCGCGGTCGGTGGCTGCGGGACGCACGGTGCGAAATACGACCACAAATAGCAATTATTCGCCGAGCTTCACGCTCAACATGAACGGCGCGGCTGCGACGGATACAAACCGGCGCAAGGTCGAGGGCTGGATCCGCGACGCAATGAACAGGACTTTCGAGGGGCTTAACCACTCCTCGGGTTACGCAATGGGGTAAGGAGGTAGAACGTGGCATATTTAATCGGCTCACATAAGGTCTACCTCTTTGTCGAGACGGAGGAGACCGCACAGGCGGCCTCCGCTTCGTCTCATGCGGTAGAGCAGGGCGCTGACATCACGGACCATGTGAAAGCGGAGCCCGAAGAGCTCACCGTCTCCGGAGAGATTGTAGGCAGACAGTACCAGAGCATTATCTCGACTATAAAAAGCTGGGAGCGGTCGGGAGAGCTGCTCCGGTACGCGGGTAGCCAAACGCTCCGGAGTTGCATCATTCAAAGCTTCTCGCCGAGCTTCTCGGCGGAGGTCTCCGGCGGCTGTAAATTCTCGCTGAGCCTAAAGCGCATCCGTATCGCCGCCCCCGCGTATGTGGCAGCTGCGGATGTGCCGCGCGAAGCACGCGAGACGGTAAGCCTCGGCATGCAGTCGGTCGAGGTGAACGACACCGGCGCGCGGTATCACACAGTAAAGCCCGGAGACACTATCTACTCTCTGGTAAACGGGCCCTACCGGAGCGAGGGAAAAAGCTGTGAGGATATCATGGCTGCAAACCCCGAGGCTTTTTCAAAGCGCGGGGACTTCCGGACACTGAAAGTCGGCGCGCGGCTCAAGATGGGAGGCTGATATGACGGTACCTGATAGGCTCATAGTCGATAAAAACAGCATCCCGTGCGAAATGCAGATTGAGCTCGCGGGAGAGATTTTTAGGATTCGATTTGACTACAATGCTCTGCACGATTTCTTCACGGCAACGCTATCGCGCCGCGGCAAGGTGGTCGTGTACAACGAAAAAATCGTCTACGGAAAACCGCTCTTCGCATCTGTGTGGCTCGGCGACGGGTCTTATCCTGCGGTAGACATTATCCCGCTCGACCTGACCGGCAGCGTGGACAGAGTGACCTGGGAGACCTTCGGCAAAGAGGTATTCCTCTGGATTGACAACGGAAAAGAGGCGCTTCGATGAGCGGCAGCAAGGTAGGGCTTAGCGCGCCGCGCAGGCGCACACCGCAGTCAGAGCTTGCAAAAGCGGTCCGCATGATGGGCGCTGCGGTAGGGCAAGACGCAGGCAAAGGACTTTTTGGGCAGTCTGTCTCGGTCGCGATTGGCGCGACTACGCTATCATCCGATGCGGGCTACGACATCCATTTCGAGATTCCTTTTGACAGCGACACCGAGGTAAACGAGAGCACCGTAACGATTTTCAATCTTTCGGTGTCAACCCTTGCTCGCTTGCAGGTCGGGAACCCCGTGAAGATAACCGCGGGGTATAAGCGAGATTCAGTCGGAGAAGTGCTTTCCGGAAAGATTAAAGCGGTCCGGAGCTACTGGGACGGACTCGACTATGTGACAGAGCTCACAGTCACAGACTACAGAGGCGCAGCTGATCAGGAGCTGCAGGACATCGCCTTTGGCGCAAATACCTCTGCGACAGTGATTTTACAAGACCTAATCGCTCGGCTTGGTATTCCCGTCGCGGCTTTTCAGCCCGCGCGGGACTATGTTTTTGCCTCGCCGATTAAAATCACGGGCTCGCTCATGGACGCAATCGGCAAAATGGCGTCCGCCTGCGGCGTGAAGGCGTGGATATGTAAATCCGCGGTGTATGTGTGCCCGATAGAGTCCGCAATTTCCGAAGGGTACTTTGACCTTGGCTCTGAGAGCGGCTTGCTGTCCGTGGAGCCGTGGTCTGAAATAAAGGATGTGCGGCTCACGAAGAATTCGCTCTCTGTCGGGAGCGGGTCCGGAGAAAGCGGCGGAACAAAATCCGCCACGATTTCAGAGGATAAACCGGAGGAAAACGGCGCGGCTGCGCCGGACGAAAGCGCGGCGGCCTTTACCGATGCGGTCTTCGGCATCTCCGCAAAAATGCTTTTTCAGCACAGAATTTATACCGGCTGCACGGTACAGATTTCGTCCAGGGCGATTTCAGGACGATTTAAGGTGCTGGAAGGCAAGCACACAAAAAATGATGAGCAGATGACTACAGAAATCAAAGCGATCCGCGTGGAGGGGTAAATGTCAATTCAATCGAATTTAAGCGGCATTTTAAGCCGCTCCGGAGAGGGGCTACATACCGCTTTCACGGCAAAAGTCCTTGCGTCGGACGGTACAACCGCGACCGTGCAGCCGCTCTACAGCCCATCGGGCGCGCCTGCTGTGCCGCTGGAGGGTGTGCCGATACCGCGAAGCGTCCGTAAGGCTGAGACCGTCACCGAAGCGACGGCAGACGGCCCCACGCACTGGACGAAGCTCACGCCACCTGAGGCGGGCGATATCGTGCTCTGCGTATGCACAGAGCATGTGCTCGGTGACTCATGGCGCGGCGGCAGCGTGTCGCGCGTGGGAGACATGCATCACCAGATGGGCGACGCGGTGATAGCCGCGATTTTCTGAAAGGAGGCATAGTGATTAGTTTTTCGCTGACAGATACAGCGCCGTATGACCTCCGGATAGAGGACAATGCAATACAAATGGCGCGGGACGAAGCACTTCTCGCAGAGAAGCTTCAGGCCGTATGGTCTACGAATCGCGGCGAGTGGTCCTTGAATCCGCGTGAGGGTATCCGCTTTTCGGAGATTCTTAGGAAAAATCCGGATGAGGACAGCATCCGCTTGGAGCTTGAGGAAGCGCTGGAAGCAGTCGACCGAGAGGCAGAGCTCGCGGACTTTTCGTTACATGTAGATAGCGCCTCTCGGCACGCGGTTATCATGGCGACCGTCCGAGCGCACGGCAAAGATTTTGACGTGCCGCTCGAGGTGGAAGGGGGTGAATAATGCCTTTTACAAGAGAAGGGTATCACAGGCTTACCTATGCAGAGTGGCTTAAGCGCGACATCGAGCTCGCGCGGCAGCTCTTCGGGGAAGACATCGACACAAGCGAGAGCACGCCGCTCGGCAAGTACATCCGCCTAAGTTGCGAGGACAAGCGCGACATCGGGGAAGAGATGGAGGACATCTATCAGTCCTTTTGCTATCTCACGGCATCCGGAGCGGCGCTCCGGAAACTCTGCGCGAATCTCGGCGTGACCATCTCGGTCGGAAGCCCCGCGCGGCATAGCGTGACGCTTACCGGCTCTCCGGGTGTGCGCATCCCCGCCGGTACGAAGGTCGCGACCGCGGATAAAACGCTGGTTTTTCACACGATTAACAGCGCCACGCTGACAGGCGGCAGCGCCGAGGCTGAGGTGGAGTGCGATACGCGCGGGACAGTCGGAAATGTCGCTGACGGCGCGATTACGACCACCTACTATTCGAGTGCAGTGCTGACCGGAGTGAGCGGCTCACGCCTCACAGTGCCCGGCACGGATCCGGAGAGCGACGCATCGGCGCGGAGAAAGTACGAGGCCGCACTTTCCTCGACCGGCTCCGGAACCTATAGCGCGGTCATGGCTGCTGTCTATCAGGTGCAGAGCGTCACGCAGGTGCAAATCGAGAGCAATGACTCGATGCAGGAGCAAAAAGAATCCGGGCTTCCGGCGAAATCCTTCCGCGCGTCTGTGCTCGCAGACCATGCCCGGGCGAATGACATTGCCGCGGCCATTTTCAAAAGTAAGCCCTTCGGGGCTAAGACCTATGGTGACACGCGCGAGCAGGTCAGAGACCGGTGGGGCGGGTTGCATGAGATCGCATTCCGCTGGATGGAGATGGTGCCAATCGAGGTAAAACTCACGATTTACACGGACGGCCTCTGGACAGAGGGCTCTGAGGTGGCTGCAAAAGATGCGGTCGCTGCGTATATCAACGGCCTTCCGGCCGGGCGCACAATCTACGGAAATGGCGTGTACACGAGCCTCAAGGGCATCCCCGGGCTTGTGAACGTCGATGCCGTAGAAATCTCAAAGCGCGGCGGTAGAGGCGGGCAGACCATTGCGCTCGAAGCGCACCAGATCGCGCAGACGGACACCGCGCACGTCACAATCACGACATCGGCAAGCGGAGGATGATATGGATCTGAAAAACAAAATCAGCCGCTTGCCGGACTGCTACGACAAGCGGAACACGAGTAATAGCTGGAAAATCCTCGAAATGGCGCGGAGCGCCAAAGAGGATATCGCAAAGGACCTTGAGAGCATCCGCTCCGCGAGCGACATCGAAAGCGCCGAGGGTGCTGCGCTCGACGTTTTCGGGCGAGTGTACAAGGTGCAGCGCGGGCGCATGAGTGATGCTGCATACCGCATGCTGATTTTACAGGCGAGAGCGCTTAAAAATCTCCGGGCGGACTATGAGTCCGTCTACGCGATGGCGCTCTCGATTTTTGGCTGCTCTCCGGATGAGCTCAAAATCTCTGAGGCAGAGGAGCCCTTTTCCTATCGGATTGAGCGCTTTCCTATGCAGGCTGTCAAGCGCGCCGGGATGGATATCGACCAGGCGACAAAGCTCCTCGGAGAGCTGGTGCCGCTCACGGGGCGTTTTGTGTCGAAGATTTATGATGCAGATGAGACGCACGCAGCATTTTTTGCGGGTGCGATTCTCGGCACGGATAAGGTGGTCCTTCTCGGGACTGCGCGGAGAGGAGGTGCATAAATGGCAGAGAGAAACGCAATCACAGCGGCAGGGCTCGGCATTATCGCCGCAGCGCAGGCGGGGACTATCCCGCGCGTGAGATTCACATCTGTGCGTGCCGGATCCGGCGAGCATGCCGCGAGCGAGGACCTAAGCGCGCTCACGGGACTTGCTGCAGAAAAAGCGCGCTTTGCGGTCTCGGATGTGACAGCGCTCGGCTCCGATACGGTACAAATCGGCGCGCTGCTGAGTAATGCAGGCGTGACGACGGGGTTCCGCATCACAGAGGTTGGCGTGTACGCAGAGGACGCAAGCGGACAAGAGGCGCTCTACGCGATTTTCACCAAGGGCGCTGCGGAAGCGGACTTTTTACCGGCAAATACTGCCGGAAATGAATCCTCTATCTACTACCGCTGCAATGTGGCGGTCAGCAATGCCGCACAGGTGACGGCTGCGGATGATCACAGCGCATACGCGCATGTGACAGACCTGAATACGCTGAAAGCGCGCGTGCAGGCGCTGGAGCTGGTACCCACGGCGTGGGAGGTCACACTGCGGGCTGCTGCCTGGTCCGCAAGCGCGCCGTACACGCAAGAGGTGACCCTGCCGGGCTGCAAAGCTACGGACGTGCTGGAGCTTGGCAAGGCTATCGCAAAGACCGGAAGCGTCGAGGCCGCCAAGGCCGCGCGCAAATGGCTTGGCGCAATCGACGGCGGGGAGAGCAAGGACGGCAAGGCCATGCTTTTCTGCGCGGTCAAAAAGCCGATGGAGGACTTCAAGGTAAAGATTAGGAGGATTGCGGGAAATGGCTGATATTTTTGTAGCTGCAGGCGGTAGCGGCGGCGCAAGCTCAGATGAGACCACCGCCCGCGCTGCGGATGTGCTTTCCGGAAAGACCTACCTCGGAGCGGACACAAACGACGATGTGGGCGCGGGAGCCATGCCGGACAATGGCGCGATGCAGAAGACCCTCCGCGCCGGAGAGAGCGTCACTGTCCCGCGAGGGTACCATAACGGTAGCGGCAGCGTGACTGCCGCTCCGCTCGCGGGGCAGACACCCGGAAATGCTGCTCCCGGCGACATCGTAGCCGGTACATCGGCATGGGTCCGCGGCGCAAAAATGGACGGAACGCTCGTAGAGCGCGAGGGCGAGCAGCCCGCCACGGGCGTGACTATCTCGGATGGAGCGGCGCATGTAGGGATGCTGCCGGGCGCGTACCGGAAAAACGGGCGCTACGGCACGCCGGAGGTAAAAGCGCCGGTCGATATGGTCGCGAGAGCGGCGGGACTTGACGGCACAAAGATGCTGCAGGGATACGCGCCGCTGGGCGTGCCCGGACAAATCCCCGTTTTCAACACGATGGGGCCGCGCGGCATCGACCCACGCGGGAGCATCACCACAGAGTATGGCATCGACCTCAACGCTCACACGCTCTGGATGCACGCCCCCGCCCACAACGCATACTATATGCGGGAGGACGGCTACCCGCATATCTGCATGGACTCCGGAGCGCTCGGCGACGCGACCGCGCAGCAGGTGCTGCAGGGTTGCACTTTTACGAGTAAAAACGGGATGAAAATCCCGGGAGCTATCTACCGCTGGCCGCGAGCCCGGGGCGCACGCGGGGGGGGGGTGGTGGGG